GGAATTAATTGGTACTGGCGACCAAAATGGCACATGGGGGGCTACAACTAATACCAATTTAGGTACTGCAGTTGAACAAGCTATTGTAGGTATGGCAACCCTTTCGTCAGGTGACTTTGTTTCTAACATTGCAACCTTAACACTTACAAATACGCCTGCATTACAAAATGCTCGTGCTTATGTAATTAGCGTGCCATCTTCTGCCGTATCAACGGATTCAACTATCTTAGTTCCCGCCGTACAAAAACCTTACATATTGTTTAACGGTAGTTCGTACACCATCACAATTAAAGTGACGGGTTTAACTGGTGTTGCTGTACCTGCCGGACGTAAAGCTATTGTCTACAATGATGGCACGGACATTACTTCTGCTATTAGTTATATCCCCAGCTTAACCTTAGGCGCACCTTTGCCAGTTGCAAGCGGTGGTCTTGGCGGCAGTTCATTTACTGGACTTTTGCTGGGCAGCGGCGGTTCAATTACCACCGTGGCTCCACCTACAGGCTCACTTGTTGGAACTACAGCTACACAGACTTTAACCAACAAAACAATTACATCACCAACTATTGATGGAGTTGCTAGCTTTACTGGTGAAGTTACAGGCATTTCAAATGTCATTGTTAACACAGGCGCAATACCACCGCTTGGTACTATTGATTGTAATCTTGGCAATTACTTTACTTTAACGTCTACAACAGCTACAGGTTTAATACCAATTAATTGGACCCATGTGCCAGCATCTGGCACTGTTTACAGTTGTACTGTAGAACTCACTGTTACAGGAAGCGGCGGCCTTTATTTTCCATACAACTTAATTAAATGGCCAAATGGCGTAATACCAACATTTTCAGGTGCAAATTTAGTCATGTTTACAACCGCTAATGGCGGCGGAACATGGTACGGCGCAGCCCTGACTAACATGTCATAAAACCATGTTTTTAATAACCCCGAACATGTTAATGGCCGCTGCAGGTACTGGCAGCGCTTTTACTAAAATTCCCTCGTCATACAATGTGCCAAGCATTTCTTATGCTAATGGTTATTTTGTAACAAGCTATGCACTGACGGCAAATACATTACAAGTTTACACTTCAACCAATGGAGTGGTTTGGTCAGACGCTGGATGGACAATTACTGGATCCAATCCCACTGTTGGTAAAGCTTCATACAATTCAACATTAAGCCAATATATTGTAAAAACTGGGGACGGCGCGGCTGGCAGCTTTTATTCATACACAATTCCAAACCCTCTTGTTAGCCCATCTTCTTATCCTTCGTACAACGCCCCTACAGCAGTTAATGCTTCTGTTAAATTTAGCTATGTCAATTCTGAATGGGTGGTGCTTTCTGATGTTTCTGTTTCATCAAGTACAACGGGTACATCTTGGACGTTAAAAAATTCCAGTATATTTGGCGGCGGGGTAACCAACGGTGTGTCGCCTGTTATGTACGGTGCTGGTGTTTATGTTGCCGTTTCTAATGCCAAAGCTGCATATTCTTCTGATCTTATTACTTGGACTGCTTCAAGTCCGTTTGGGTCATCTACTATATACAATGCAACATGGACTGGCTCACGATTTGTAGCAGTTGGTAGTGGCGGTGTAATTTACACATCGGCTGATGGCATTTCATGGACTTTAAGAGTCGCAGATTCTGGGTTGGCCGCAAATACTTTGTATTATATTGACTGCGACACTACCAGAGGCATACCTTATGTTGCAGGTTTAAACGTTATTAAATCTTCATCTGATAATGGCGTTACTTGGTCTGCTAATAAATATCCAACCGGTGTACCAGCATATATAGGTTCGCTGGCCGTATCGCCCACCACCGTTGTGTGCGGCATGAATTCACTTGGTTATTCTCCATATTTTTATTTAGTAGGTCAATATTAGTCATGATTGATCCAATGACAGCCCTAGCGGGAATACAATCCGCTATTAGCATGGTTAAAAAGGCGGCTAAGGTCGCCAATGACCTAGGATCGCTTGCACCAATGATCGGCAAGATGTTTGATGCCAAGTCGATTGCGACCAAGGCATTGATCGAAACAAAGCGTAAAAAAGGCTCCAACATGGGAGCCGCCCTTCAGATTGAAATGGCGCTTGAGCAGGCCCGTGCATTTGAAGAAGAACTCAAGATGCTGTTCATGCAAACTGGCAAAATTGATGTTTGGAACAAGATTAAAGAGCGCCAAGCGCAAATGGACTTGGAAGATGCCAAGGAAATGCGGGCGTTAAAGGACGAAGAGAAGCGTCAAAAAGCCAAAGAGCGTGAACAGATGGAGTGGGCGGTAGGCATTGGTGCAATCTTCTTTGTTTTGTTCTTGGTGTTTGTGGGCATCAATGAACTGGTAGATGTGTGTAAACATGGAAGGTGCGGTCGATGAATGAGTATCAAAAAGCCGCTGATATGTCATTCAAGATATTTGGCGCTTGGTGGGCGGCTAATTTGTTCTTGGACTTCATTAAGATATTGCCAACGTTTATCTCTGACAAATTGGTCAATATGGTTCTAGGGAAATTAGGGCTATGAAGTACTTATTACTATTGATTTTGTTGGCTGGCTGCGAAGACCGCTACCGCTACCCATGCCAAAACCCTGACAACTTTTACAAGGCTGAATGCCAGAAGCCTCGTTGTTTGTTTTCGCAGCTTTGCCCTGAGTATTTAGTTGCACCTATCTTGGATAAAAAAGTTGGTGATGTTCAACCGCCTGCGGAGCCAGCCAAATGAAACTTGAGATTAGAACCGTTGATGAATTAGTCACAGTCATTCAAGTTTGCGCTTGGGCGTTTGTGGTGTTTGTTGTCATGATGGTGTTTGGCGGCACGGTGTTTTCCATGCTGTACTCTGTGATCTTTGTCCAGCAGCCCATCAAGTCAATGGCCCCAATTGACCAAGCGTTCACCAAAATGTTGAACGACGTTATGCTGCTCATGACCGGCTCCATCACCACGTTGATTGGTATGTTTGCCATCAATAAGGCAGCTAAGGCTGTGGCGGAGAAACTGGCACCCACGCTTGGTTTAACACCTACTTCTGCGCCTATTGCTCCTACACCAGTTTCTAGCACGACCATGCCAAGTTTTAATTGGATGGGATATAACAATCCAACGCTAGATGAATCTTGGACACCCGGCCCTCCTCCTACAACTGCACATGACCATGAGCACCCAGAGCGTGAAGAGATCGCAATGGAACGAGCGATTGCAAGGAGTGAATCATGATTTTTAATCCTTGGGTTATTCTGGGTGCTCTTGCCACTGCGGCAGGGGTTTATTTTTACGGCCACCATGCAGGCTGGGCAGAACGAGATGCTGAAATGCAGATCGAGATTGCTAAAAAGAATGAAGAAGCTCGTGAAGTCGAGCGGAACATGACCAGTAAAGTTATTGCTCAAACCAACAAGTTACAGGAGGCTAATGATGCTCTCAGCCAAAAAACTACTGCTCTTGATCGTGCCATCCGTGCTGGGCGCGTGCGCCTCCCCGCCGCCAGTTGTGTACAGCCCACCTCAAGTGCCGCCCCTGCCAGCCCAGATCGGAACACCGAGACAAGCGAATCTGACCGACAGACTCTCGCAGCTATTGCTGCCATCGTCGCAGAAGGAGACGCAGCCATCAACCAGCTCAATGCCTGCATCGCCAGCTACAACGAAATGAGGGAGTTGGTAAATGGTAAACGCTGATCAATTAGCCCGTTTACACATTGGGCCACAATGGGTTGATGCCCTGAATGAAACGTTTACACGCTTCAATCTGGTTACGCCCAAACAACAGGCCGCTTTTATTGGCCAATGCGGTCATGAATGCGGGAACTTTACAAAGCTACAGGAAGGCTTGAGTTACAGCATTCAAGGCTTAATGAAGACTTGGCCTAAACGTTTTCCCAATACAGACATTGCGCAGAAGTACGCAAGAAACGAAAAAGCATTGGCTAACTTTGTTTACGCCAATCGTATGGGAAACCGCGATGAAGCATCTGGGGACGGGTATCGGTTCCGGGGCAGGGGATGCGTTCAGCTGACCGGCTCCGATGCGTACTTCCACGCAGGCAAAGCTTTGGGCGTAGACTTCTGGGCCAATCCTGATTTGGTTGCAACGCCGCAATATGCGGCCCTAACGGCTGGCTGGTTCTGGGATACGCGCAAGTGCAATAACTTGGCAGATGCGTCCAATTGGTTGGCCTTAACTAAAAAAATTAATGGTGGCATATTAGGGTACGATGAACGCGTAAAACATACAGAGCAAGCCCTTGCGGTATTGTCTGCCTAATGGGAAAATGAGCCATGCCATTAAAGAAGCTAACCATTAAGCCGGGTGTTAATCAAGAAAACACTCGCTACTACAACGAAAACGGTTGGTATCAGTCCGACAAGGTTCGTTTTCGCCAAGGTACGCCTGAAAAAATTGGCGGGTGGACGCGCATTTCAGCCAATACATTTAATGGCGTATGCCGCTCTTTATGGAATTGGGCGGCTACAGATGGCACAAATATTCTAGGTGTAGGTACAAACCAAAAGTTTTACTTTGAGACATATGGTGTGTATTACAACATTACACCCATTCGTTCAACTGTAGTCTTGAACAATCCTTTTGCCACTACAATTAATTTGCCTACTGTGGTAGTCACTTCCGCAGCGCATGGGGCTTCTACTGGTGACTGGGTCACGTTTTCTGGAGCATCTGTAGTAGGCGGCCTTGATCTTAATGGCGAATATCAGATTACTTATTTGACTGTTAATACATATCAAATTACTGCCAGCTCAAATGCCACGAGTAGCGTAGCAGCTGGCGGTGGCGCTACAGTTACAGCCAAGTACCAACTTTCCATTGGATTAGAAATAGCAACTCCCGGCGCTGGCTGGGGCGCTGGCGGCTGGGGTAAGGGTACGTGGGGATATGGGGCCACCACATCGCAAGCCATGCGTATTTGGAGCCAATCAAACTTTGGCGATAACTTGGTTTATGGCTACAACGGCAGTCCCATTTATTATTGGGCTTATGCCGGAGCTACTACGCCGGGCGTATTGCTTTCCAGCCTTTCGGGCGCTGATTCCGGCGTACCAACAATTCAAAACTTTATCTTGGTTTCTGATACCAGCCGATTTATTTTTGCTTTTGGTTGCAATGATTATGGTTCGGCTACGCAGTCTCCAATGCTTGTTCGTTGGTCGGATCAAGAGTCTTTAACGACATGGAATCCCGCCGCCACGAATCAGGCTGGTAGCATATTGCTGTCTCATGGCTCCAAAATTGTGACGGCTATACAAGCACGTCAGGAGATTGTGACATTTACCGACTCTTCCGTATATTCATTGCAGTATCAAGGAGCACCGGTAGTTTGGAGTTCACAGCTCTTGGGCGATAACATTTCTATTGCTGGGCAGAACGCAGTTGCCTTGGCTTCTGGCCGTGTGTACTGGATGGGCGTAGATAAGTTTTATGTATATGACGGACGTGTACAAACACTGCGTTGTGATTTGCGTCAGCACGTGTTTGGCAATATTAACCAGTATCAGATTACACAAACTTACGCCGGAACCAATGAAGGTTTTAACGAAGTTTGGTGGTTCTATTGTTCAGAAGGCATCGACACAATTGACAGCTATGTTGTGTACAACTATTTTGAAAACAATGGTGAAGGTGTTTGGTAT